GACTTAAAATTTGGCGACGATGGTCGCTCTCGTCTTATCGAGGGAATCACTAAACTCTCTCAAGCTGTTAAGAGTACGTTAGGTCCAAGCGGCAATACTGTTCTTATTGAATCTCCTCATCACACTCACGGCATCACTGTTACTAAGGACGGTGTTACGGTTGCCAAGTCAGTTGACTTAGTTGACCCTGTAGAGAACTTAGCTGTCCGCATGATGAAGGAGGCAGCTGAGCGCACGGCTACTAGTGCGGGTGACGGCACGACTACTGCGATTGTTCTTACTGAGGCTTTGGTAACTACAGGCTCTTCTTTATTTTCTGAGAACCTTTCTTTAAATCGCACGATGGTTCTTCGGAGCTTAACGTCTATGACGAACGAGGTTGTTGATTCGCTCAAGAATCGTTCACGTCCTTTGACTAAGAAGATGATGCTTGACGTTGCGACTATCTCTTCTAACAATGACGAGTCGGTGGGCAAGATAATTGCTGACGTTTACAACAAGGTTGGCAAGACGGGTATGGTTACTGTAGAGAAGAGTCAGGGTAGCGAGACTACGTTTGAGACTACGACGGGCATCAAGGTAGACCGAGGTTATGCTACACCTCTATTCATCAACAACCACAAGAAGGACGAGTGTGTTTACGACGACTGCCTTGTGTTGGTATCTGATGCTGAGATAGACAACATCCATTCTATCGAGAAGGTATTAACTCATGTAGTTGAGCCGAGTAAGAACCGCAAGCTTTTAATTATAGCACCTTGTTCGCAGCAGCTCACTAACACGTTGGCTGCTAACGTTATGAAACAGAAGGTTAAGATTTGTACTATCCAACCTCCTAACTTCGGATACAAGCAGCACGAGTTGATGCAGGATATCGCGTTAAGTTTAGGGGCTACTTATTTTTCTGAGGCTACGGGCGATGACTTAAGTCTTATTAAGCCTAGCGACTTAGGTGTTGCTAAGAAGGTAATCGTAGGTCAAGACCAAACCATCATCTTAAAGGAGGATGGCTCTAACGTAGATAGTGTAAAGAAGCGAGTAAGCGAGCTTAAAGAAGCAGCTAAGTTAGCTACTCGTAAAGAGGACAAAGACTTTATCCTTTCTCGCATTGCTTCTTTGACGGGAGGTATCGGTGTTATCCGTGTAGGCGGCAATACTGACCTAGAGCAGAAGGAGTTGTTCGACCGTGTTGACGATGCGGTATGTGCGGTACGCTCTGCTTTGGAGGAGGGTATCCTTCCCGGCGGAGGTGTCGCTCTTTATAACGAGCATCAAAAAATTGAGATGAAGCTTTTGAACGAGGAGTATAAAAAAGCTGAGGACCTTGTAGCTGCAACTATTCTATCTGATGCGTTGTGTTCTCCTGTGTGTCAGATAATTATTAATGCGGGTAGTTCATTTGCTGACGTATACGAGACGGCTATGAACTTAGTAACTAAAGAGGGTCATGGCTTTGACGTAAAGAACGCTAAGTATGGTGACCTCATTGAGATGGGAGTTATCGACCCACTTAAAGTTACACGGGTAGCATTGCAGAACGCGGTGTCTGTAGCTGTCAGTATCCTAAGTACTAACGCCATCATTACCATGGCACGAACATATGAGCAGTCATGAAACCAATTGGCAAGTACATAGCTATCACTCCTATCTCTGAGGAGATAAAGAGTCAGTCAGGTCTTATCCTTACCTCTCAAGATACACGGGACTTCCGTTATAAGAAAGCAAAGGTTAATACTGTGGGTACTGACGTACATGGCATTAAAGATTCTGACATCATCTACTTTGACAAACATGCGGGTCACAGCTTAATGGTGGGGGATATCCCGTATACCATTATTCGTGAGAGCGATGTTGTGATTGTCGAGTAGCGTTATTCATATCTTCAATCATCGTTCGGTATCTCTTATCAGAGTATGAGACATTCCGAGCAAACATAGGATTAGCATCTGACCCGACAGGGATTTCTTCTCCGCTCAGTTTCTTGTATACTGAGTCTATCATGCGCTTAGCCTTGTACGATAACTCGTACAGGGCTTTTCGTTTTCCTGAGTGTTTTCGGAACATAACTATCCACTCATCTCGGCGTAGTCTATCGAATCGATTAACATCCCAACTCAATAACCTATCGAACTCTTTGAATTTATCTTTACTAAAGTAGGACTCTGAGTATAAGAACAGTAGCATCTCTAGGTCTGCGGTATTGAGTCCGTACTTCGACTTAACGAAGTATCGTATGACGCGCCAATATTTTAAGTAGTCATTCATTATATTTGACAAAAGTAACTCGCTATGGCTAAAGAAAAAGAAGAGAAGAAGGTAGACTCTACTACGACCTTCAAGGATACTTTAGCCACTCGGCTCTCTGCTATCAATAAAGATTCTGTAGATAGACGCAAGGCTAGAACAGAAGCGGCGGACAAAAAGCGTAGGGAGTCATCGAGAAATCGTAAGCAGCGAGCTTCGCAGCGTAGAGGGATTGTAGGCTTCAAAGGTTTTAGAGGAACCCAAAGATAATGGCTACTAAAGGACGGACTAAAGGAAACAAAATCTGCCCTGCGGGTATCTCGTGGGCGAAGCGAACCTTTGACCGTTACCCTTCGGCGTATGCGAATATGGCTGCGAGCAAGTATTGTAAGGACCCTAACTACGCAAAGAAATCCAAGAAGTAATGCCTGCTAAGAAATTCAAGGTCCATAATATGTATAGCCCTACCGGAGTAAAGAAGGTAGCTAATACAATGGCTCAACACACATCGTTAAAGAAGAAGGGTTATTCTCATTCTAAGAAAAAATAGCTATGGCTAAGAAAAGAACAGTCGTTAAGAATAAAGCTGCTGACGGCAGCACGAGTAGAGTTGTTACTCGTAAGATGAAGGACGGAACTACTAAGGTAAAGTTGAAGACTAAATCGGGAGGAGTCGTAACTAAGCGTAAGGTGACAGTTGGAAAAAAGTCTGACAAGGGAATCACTAAGTTGGGGTCTCAAAAAATAAGGAAGAGGAATGTTTCTTACGATGAGAGCAAATCAACTCAGTCCGTAAAAGGGAAAGAGACAGTTAAGAATCGTAATGCTAAAAAGGGAGAGGTTCGAAAGACGAAGTCTAAGATTGACGGAACGCGAACTACGACGACTAGAAATACGGATATGAGTACTACCCCAACTCGTCGTCCAACAAAAATGGTGGGTAGTGATAGAAAAATTACATCCCAAGGCCGTCGATATATGCAGGAGCAAAATAAGTCTAGTGGACCATCAACTGCTATAAAAAGGCGCACTAGCACAAAAATAACTCCTGCTGCTAAAAAGACCGTCAAGACCAAAATCAAAAAAATGGGTCGTAAGTAATGGGCGAGCTAAAGAAATGGCGCGACGAGAAGTGGGTTCGTATTGGTACTGACGGTTCCATCAAGGGAGAGTGCGGTACAAGTAAGAACAAGAAAAACCCTGACCGTTGTTTACCTTTAGCAAAAGCCAAGAGCATGAGCCAATCAGAACGTGCTTCTACAGCTCAGAAGAAAAAACGATTCGGTCGTAAGAAACAGTTTGTTTCTAATACACCTGCAGGAAAAGTAAAACGATAATGGCTACGAAGTCTAAAATGAAATGCAACTCGCCGACCCGCTCTGACCGAGCGGGTAAGAAGAAGATGGTGAAAGCTTGTAGCGGAGGCAAAGAGAAGCTCATTCATTTCGGCGCTAAGGGCTACGGTCATAACTATTCTCCTGCAGCCCGTAAATCATTTAAGGCTCGTCATAAATGTGGCAGTGCTACAGATAAGATGAGTGCTCGTTATTGGTCTTGTAAAAAATTGTGGGCGGGGCCGGGTGGCTCTACGTCCTCGTCACCAAAATCCCGACAGGGTAAATATTGAAACTATGAGAGATTTAGCAACCCCACTAGCTCCTACCTTCCCCGGAAGAGAAGTTCGTAAAGCGAACCGAGCTACTAAAAAAGCCATTCGACAGAAAGGCCGTGCAGAGATGAAAGAGGCTAAGGCCGAGATGAAGGGTCAGCGAAAGCAGGGTCGTTATGTAAAGAAGACTTACGGTAAATAATTTTTTAGATATATTTGAATTATGAAAAAGCAAGGTTACAACTCACGAATGGACGAGTCACTCGGTGCTCGCAATGGTAAGAAGTCACAGTCTATGAAGTCTCGTCGCGATGAGTCTAAAGGCATGTCTAAGAAAATGTATGGTCACGCCTACGGTGCTGACAAAGGAATGGAGTATCGAAACGACAACATCCGAGTTGTACGTCACGACCATTTACGATGAGCTTTAAAAAAGTACAAGCAAAAATTGCTAAGAAGAGTGGTGTGTCTAAGAAAGCTGCAGGAGCTATCTTAGCCGCATCAACTCGTAAAGCTTCATCAAAAGCTAAACGTAAAAACCCTAACCTAAAGAAGGTAAAATGATTCGAAAGAATGTACGCGGATTAGGTGACGTTATTGAAAACGTTACTACTGCTACCGGAGTAAAAGCGGTGGTAGATACAGTAGCTAAGGCTACAGGTAAAGGCTGCGGCTGCGGCTCTCGGCGCGATTCATTGAACAGAAAGTTCCCTCTTTAAAAAAAAGAATCATGGCTATTCAACTTACAGACAAGATACATACAGTATCTGCAGACATCGATACAACAAACCGAGGTTCAGCTCAGGCTAACGCAGGCCGAGAGGCTTACACTCTTCAGGATGTATCAGACCTTATTGGTGGTGGCGGCGGCGCTGTTGATTCTATTGTAGCGGGAAGTAATATTACGATTAGCTCAGCAACAGGTAACGTTACCATAAATGCAGCTATTGGTGGCAATGGAACTACTAACCAACTCGCTCTTTTCACTGCTAGTGGCACTATAGGGAACTCTCTTTTGGCTGCAAACACATCGGGGGGTATTAATTCTATTTTTGTTGGAAGCGCTTCCGCTCCTGTTAATCTTTTAATCCCTGCAGCGTCTCGTCTTGTTTTGCAAAAACAAGTCTCGGCTCCAAGTAGCGCAAGCACAGCGGGTGACGCAGGGGCAATCGTTGCTTTCTTTAATACCGCTGACCCTGCCGACGCAGCTAACGGTCTTTACGTGTGTACCAACACAGGCGTTGCGGGTAGCGCTTCTTGGAGTAAGGCAGCATTAACAGCAGTATAAAAAATTGTCATGAGTACCTATCAAAAATTACAGCCTACATCGGCTAGGGATATTATCCCAAGTGATACAATTAATGTCCCTGCCCCTGCGGTTGCTCGTATTGAGGGTACTGCCGTGGCAGGAGGAGGTCTTAGCTCACTAGGAGTAGCCACTGCTGTTCAGTCAGGAACTCAGACTGCTGTTACAGCTGATAAACTTGTTGACGTAGGAGCAAACTTTACCCTTCCAACTCCTGTAGTTGTAGGTAATACTGTTGTCAACACTACTACAAATGCACAAGCTACTGTAACGGCTGTAGACTCTTCTACTATCCTTACGCTTAGCTCAGATATTTTTGCTAACGGAAGTGAGGATTATCAGATTTATCAGTTTGGTTTCTTAGGTGTAATCAATGTGGGAGACGTTGTGGTGAATACTACTGCAGGTACTATGACTACCGTTACTGCAGTAGTTTCTTCTACACTTCTTGCTTTGGATAACAACACTTTGTTTGCAGCAAGCGGTACGTTTATAGTTTATGCAGCAGATACTAATGAGCTAAACTCTATTCAGGCTGCTTGCGTTGTCTATATAGGCGATGCCACAGGCACTTCGGCTACATGGAGCGAGGTAAAGGTTATGACTGCTGACCGTAGCATTGTAACTTTTAGTCACCTACCTACCGGAACCTTCCTTCCTGTTCAGGTCCTCCGTGTTTACGCCACAGGAACTACAGCTACTAATATGATTGCATTATGGTAAACGCTATCTCAATAAGCATAGGAGTATGAAGTGGGTGTCTACATCTACTGTAAATATGCAGGTTATTTATTCTGTAAAGACGAGGGTTTAAACCCTCGTTTTTCTTTCCTTATATTATTTATCTTTGAGACATGGCTCGCATAAGCACATACCCTCTCGATACCGTTGTTGTAGGGACAGATAAGTGGATAGGAAGTGATTCTCAGCAGCTATTTGCCACCAAAAATTTTACAGCTGACGCTGTAGCTGACTTTATAAACGACGATAATAAAGTTAATAGCCAATCTCTTCAGTATCGTTATATGGACTACGACCCCACAGTGGGCTATAAGGAGGGGACTATTTCTTTTTTTGGTAATGTAGGGTCTGATGTACTCTTCAGTACGGTAACGACTTTTATGATTAGCAAGTATCAGTTTAATCGCTATTCAGATTCTTTAGTTAACTTCTATTCAAGTCCTCTTATTGGCTCTATAGTTCTTCTTTCTCAGGCGGATAAGATTTCTAATTGGGGAGCTTTTCAGTGGACGGGAGTAACTCAGAATGTTACTTTCCCTGAGATGTATGACATTACATTGACGTATGTCTCAGGCCCCGGTAGCTTTATTGATACTAAAGATTACCTTATCAGTATTCTTACTTATGACGTTTCGGCTTCGAATGACAAGAACTTTGTCTACACTCAGGCTATCGCTGCTTCTACTTGGGTTGTAACTCACAACCTCAATAAGTACACCGCTGTTTCTGTAGTAGACTCTAATGATATAGAAGTCTACTGCTCAGTAGACTATGATTCTCTAAATACTGTAACTTTGACTTTTAGCGCTCCCTTTTCGGGGAAGGCTTTCTTTAATTAAACAACCCCGTAAAAATGGCAATTAAATTTTTAGATGACATTACGTTAGAATCCAATGAGATTCAAGATGTCGCAGTTGAGAATGTATCCTCTGACCCCACGGGGTTTGCGGGACGTATTATTTATAACACCACAACTACTACCCTTAAGTATTATAACGGTACTGCTTGGGTAAGTCTCGATGGAACAGGTAACGTAGATAGCGTTATAGGTAGTGGTGGTTTGTTGGATGTTACTACGGGACAGGATGTTGATATCCGACCTGACTACACCACAACCAATAACATCATTAAGTCGGCATCAGGTTCGGGAACGCTTATAGGTTCTTCTACGATGATTGCCAATGTGTCTAATGCTGTAGGAGAATATAGCCTTGGACAGATTGCAACGGTTATTAATGGGGAGCTTAGTGGAATTACTGTTATAGGCAATAGCGGAAGCGAATCTGTTGAAGATGGAGATACCCTTGCGTTTGTCGGAGGGTCTTATATCACTACAATAGTTGCTGAACCAACAGCGGGCAGTACTACGGCAACCTTTAATCACGATAACACTACTCGTAGTGACTCTACTAGCACGTCGACTCCCGCTGCAGGTGGAACTATTGCTGTTGTCACTAGCGTTACAACCAATACTACAGGTCACCTTAGCGCTATTAACGTAGAGACAATCACGTTACCTATTGCGGGAACGATGAGTAGTTTCGATGTAGATGGTGATGCCTCAGGAACTACAGCTCAAACTATTAGCAATGGCAATACGCTTCAGATTAATGGCGATGGCTCGTATATCGATACTTTAGCCGTTGATTTTGATATTCTTCGCGTTCGTCACCTCCTCAGCGGTGTAACTGCAGCTGCTTATGCTTACCCAACTTCGGTTACGGTAAATGCTGCGGGTCACATTACTGCCATTACAGGAGGTAGTGCTCCCGGCACGATGGACAGTTGGACTATCAACTACGGAGATGTAGCCGGAAGCACAACTTCATCTATAGCGGACGGTCAGACATTTACCTCTCGTATCTATCAAAGTTCATACGAAGGTCTATATCTCAACAACCCGGCAGCTAGGACTCAATATGTTGGTCTTGCTCTTGATGAAATTACTACGGCTACAGCTTGGGATAATACGAATAACTATCTTGTATATGCAGACACGGGGAATTCATCCGGGCAACGCAATAGAAAGATTCTTTCTACTAATGTTAGTTTAAGTGAGTTTGCTGTGCCTACCGCTGACCTCAGCATGGGAACCAATAAGGTTACCAATGTTGTTGACCCAACTAACGCACAGGATGCAGCTACTAAGCAGTACGTTGATGACTCCGTAGTAGGCGGCCTTGTTTATCAGGGAGGCTACAACGCGAGCACAAACTCGCCTGCTTTGAGCGGTGCTTCAAACATTGCATTGACCAAGGGTTGGGTGTACACCGTAACCATAGCGGGTACGTTTATCGGTACAGCGGTAGAAATTGGAGACGTTATCATCGTAGAGACTGATATCGCAGCAAACAGCAACCCGCCTGTAACTGACTTTACAATTGTTCAGCGTAATGTTGACCTTGCAACAAACACGGTAGCAGGTATTGCTTCGTTCCCAACGACTAACGGCTTTGCCACCATGACAGGCGGTGCGGCAAAACTTGCTGCGGGTGCGGCGGTTTCTGCTATTGGTAGCGCATCTGAGACGGTTACGATTACTACCGATGCCTTTGGTAAGGTTACGGCTGCTACTGAGCAGAACATCGCTATCGCTACCTCTCAGGTAACGGGATTTGATGCAGCGGTAGATGTCTTGATTGAGGCTACTCAGTTTAAGGCTAACATAGGAAACGGTTCTGCTACTAGCTATGTAGTAAATCACGCTTTAAACACGCGGGACGTTATCGTTCAGGTATATGACAACACTACTTATGAAACGGTACAGTGTAAGGTCGTCCGAACTGACGTAAATAATGTTACTATAAGTACAGCAGCAGCTGCAATTAATGCAGGATTGCGTGTAGTGATTCAGAGCCTACAATAAACATAATAGGGTGGGGGCTTAAACCCCCACCCTTTATTAATTTCTCTCTATGGCTTCAATTAAATTTCTTGAGAATATTTCTTTCGGTGATGATATCGAGATTCAATTTGGCGACCCTACCACCCCTGAAGGAGTTATAAAGGCAAATAATTCCGGATTCTTTTTATCGGCTCCTGCAGTAGGTACCCTAATTCAGTTAGAGTGTAGCTCGTCGGGGTTCATAGCTTTTGGATATGGAGGAAGTAATTACTTCTTCTTTATGAATAGCATAAGCGGAGCCACTGAAATCCGTTTTAGTAATGTAAAAAAGTTTGAGACCGTAAGTACAGGCGTTAAGATTACGGGGGATATAGAGGTTACGGGCGGATTCAAGGATAGTTCCGGGGGTCTTGGAACAAGTGGTCAGGTTCTTTCAAGTACGGGAACAGGAACAAGTTGGATTGCAGCAGGAGGAGGGGGAACACCTGCGGGTAGCAATACTCAAATACAATTTAATGACTCAGGTGCGTTTGGCGCTGATTCTAATCTGACGTGGGATGGAACCGATTTAGATATAATTGGAAATATAATAGGGGGCAATACTAGCATCCTTTATGTGCGTCAGATAAAGTTAGATACATCCACGGTCTCATCTGCAGGGGCTAATGGTAGAGGTTCCCGTGTGTTATCGTTTGGAAGTCAGGCTCTTGCCGCAGGAAGGGTATACGCCCTTACTTCAGGTGGATGGGCTGCATCTAATGCTTCATCTGTTTCGTTACTGTCAACAGGGCTTTTGGGTGTGGGTACAACGACAACTGCAGGTGACCCTATACTTATGGATGGAGTTATATATTTAAATGCTGACCCCGGAGGGAATATTGGAGATGTAATCTATCTAGACACCACTGCAGGTGCATTAACTGATGACGTAAGTGGATTTACTACAGGCAATGTAGTTCGAGTGGTTGGTCATAAAGTTGGCACAAATAAAGTATACTTTAATCCCTCTAGGGATTGGATTGAAATTAGCTAAGTCATGGCAAGTATATCAGGAGTTTCTACAACAGACATAAATGGAATCGATGGATTCTATACCACTCAGGGTGGTGGAACAGCTACAACTTCCCCTTCGCTTTCTGTAACAGCAGGGCTTTTTAGTGCGACTCTTACTATTACTAAATCAGGAGGAGGAACATACACCAATCCTAACTACAAAATAGTAGTTGAAGCGGGAGGGGCTGTTATAGTTCCCAATACAGATGTCACTAAAAGTTTAGATTCGTCAGAGTCTACTTTAACGGGAGATATGAGTTGGGTTGATACTGACTCTGCTAGTGGAGCAAGAACTGTAAAGGTTCAGGCTCAAGAGTTTGGGGATTTCGTAGCTAGTGCTGTAGTTACCACTACTTATACTAAGCAGACTTTTCAACACCGATATCTTCGTCTTAAGGTGGTTACTGCTGATGGCTCTCCTACTACGCAATGGGGTTCATGGAGGTCAGTAAGATTTTATGATGCTGCAGGTGGCACTAGTGGAAGTGGGACTGAATACCCCACGACTAATTTAACTAGCAATACTTCAGAGACAGGGATTGTGGTAAAGACAGGTCACATTTATAATGCTTCAAGTTATGGCGCATACAAAGCCTGTGATGGAAGCAATAATACAGTGGCTTGGTGGCCTCTTTCAAGTGCTGCAAATAACTATTGGCAGATTAATTGGCAGTCCCCTACTTATACTACTGCTCCTCAAATACTATCATTGGTTTTAAGTCGTGGTTCTAATGCACAGTCACAATATACTCGAATACAAGGAAGTGATACAGGTGCTTTTGCAGGAGAAGAAACGGATTATGGTGTAATTTATTTAGCTAGTACTAATACCGTTTATACATTTGGCTAGTCATGGCATATAACAAAAAACAAATTGACGTAGTAGTCAACCTTTTGCCCCCTGAAATGCTAATCAATTTTTTGATGGGAGTAGAATTTACTTATACTGTTACAGCGGCTATGGAGCTAAGCCATGATAGTGACGGAAACTTAACTCCACAGGACATACTCTTTATTGAAGGATTGATAAGAGAAGATTCTGAAGAGTAATATGTATATTTGAACCAATCTAATTTAATTTACTATGGCTAAGAAAAATCAGCCCACCGCGCTTACTCCCGACGAACTTAAGAATTTGCGGGACTCGCTTCAAGAAGTTAACCAAGCTAAGCTTCAGCTTGCAGACAACGTGTTGGCAAAGGCAGAGATGCTTTTAAGCATGAATGCTCTAAAGAATAAATTCGCGGAAGTAGAAAAATCTATCACTGAAAAGTATGGGGTAGATATTACTTTGAATATTGAAACCGGAGCAATAACACCAAAAGAATAAGATGGCTAAGATTAGTACATACCCTGTTGATTCTGCTATCAGTCTTTCTGATTTTGTAATCGGAACTGATGCTGAGAATCTCGATGCTACCAAGAACTATACTATTGGAAGCATCTTTGCCCTGAGTTCAGGACATCTCAATGGGTATTCTACTACTCGTACTACTACTGTACTCGCAGGTAGTCCTGTAATTCTTGCTAATGCTTACACTCAGGGGTCAGCCTCTAAGTGGGCGGCAGCAACTAATCGGTTAACCTATTCTGATTCGGGAACTCCTCCTACTACTAACCTCTTTCTTATTACTGTTGTAGTCTCTACGGAGCCTGTCGCGGGTTCTCCTTCTATCAATTTTATTCTTTATAAGAATGGAGTTGCTTTGGCTGATACCGAGCAGACTATTTCGGCTACCGACTATAAGTCCACTACCATTCAGACTATTCAGACTGCCACAACAGCTGATTACTTTGAAGTGTTCTTAAGTTCTAATACTTCCTTTAGTGTGATAGTTGGCAATGTTAATGCAACCGTTGTTGCGGTGAGATAGATGGCCCGCGATATCCGTAAAATATCAATTGGGTCGGACTACAAGGGTGGTGCTATGCACTATATCGTAGGACAAGAGGTGTTGAGTGGTGCGTATACCATTCATCATATTAGGCAGGAGGATGTTACATCTTCAATTCTAATTTGGATTGAAAAAGGAGCGGAGGTCTTTCTATGGAAAGAGTTTCGTCAAACTATGCCCGTCTCTATAGAATACAATCTTAATATTTAATGCGTTCTCCAACTTGTTTTATAGCTTTCCCTTTTGGGGAAAGACGTTATGACAATACAAAGATTATGGGTGATGTAGAAGTTGTAACAAGTACATCTGAAGAAAATCACCATGCCGCTAATCGCTTTGCTGTAGTAAAGGAAGTTCCGTTAGAATATGATGGGCCAATAAAAACAGGAGATATTCTTCTTGTTCATCATAATGTATTTAAGTTTTATAATGATATCTCAGGAAAGAGACGCAGCGGTAAAAGTCATTTATGGGAAGAGCTTTTCTTAATTGATAATGACCAATTTTTTATGTACAAGCAAAACGATAAGTGGCACCCGCATAATCGATATTGTTTTGTAAAGCCTGTTCCTCCTGAGGACTCTTCTATATTTAGACCTACATCAGAAGAGCCATTAATGGGTATAATGAAATACCCTAATGAATATCTTTTAAAAGAAGGAGTAGTTGAAGGAACTAAAGTTTCTTTTACTCCGGATTCAGAGTATGAGTTTATTGTAGATGGAGAAAAGCTTTACCGTATGTACGACCACCAAATTGCTTTCTCTTTATGAATTCTTCAGAACTAAAAGCGCAGGTAATTTCTGCAGGTTATACTGCAGTAGAGCAGCTAATAAAAGTTGCTAAAGAAGATATTATTAAGCCTGACGCGGAGGATGAATTAGCTGCTGACAAATTAAAAAATGCAGCAGCTACTAAGAAGCTTTGCATCTTTGATGCTTTTGATATCTTAAACAAGATAGAATCAGAGCAGGAAGAGCTTAACTTGCTTAGCAGAGATTCAAGTAGAACCGATAGTAAGCAAGGATTTGCAGAACAACGAGCAAGAAAATAACCTTTATATCCCTAAGCCGGGGTTTATTCCCAAGTCTGTACTTGTCAATAAAAACCGTGCAAAGACATGGGTGTATGGTTATAATGAAAAGTATCAGGTTGTTGTTATATCCAAGACAGGACAGATTGGAGATGTTATTAATATCTCAGGCTTAGATATTGCTTTGCCCCCGACTCCTAAAGAGTTGTCTAAAGAACCGGATTATTGGATTCGACATGAACTACCTAAACCGCTGCAGCGAATTCAATCTATATTTCAATGGAATGAAATGCCATCTCCATTTAAGAATGAATGGATAGATTACATTGAATCTGAGTTTGACTCAAGAGAAAATGGGCATTGGTTTTTAAATAAAGGCATACCTACTTATATGACGGGCGCTCACTATATGTATTTACAGTGGGCATCGATTGATATTGGATACCCTGACTTTAGAGAGGCCAATCGAATATTCTATATTTTTTGGGAAGCATGTAAGGCGGATGAGAGGTCTTTCGGTATGTCTTATTTAAAAATTAGGCGTTCAGGGTTTTCCTTTATGGGTTCATCTGAATGTGTAAACACAGGGACATTAGCTAAAGATTCAAGGGTAGGTATCTTATCTAAGACGGGGTCAGATGCTAAGAAGATGTTTACTGATAAAGTGGTTCCTATTGCTAATAGACTTCCTTTTTTCTTTAAGCCTATTCAAGACGGTATGGATAAGCCAAAGACGGAGTTAGCATTTAGAATTCCTGCTTCTAAGATTACCAAAAAGAATATGCACGTAGTGGCATCACAGGACCTTGATGGTCTTGACACTACTATTGATTGGAAGAACACAGATGATAACTCTTACGATGGAGAAAAGCTTTTGCTTTTAGTTCACGACGAGAGTGGTAAGTGGATTAAGCCAAACAACATTCAAAATAATTGGAGGGTAACTAAAACTTGTCTCCGATTGGGTAGCAGAATTATTGGAAAATGTATGATGGGGTCTACCTCTAACGCTTTAAATAAAGGAGGTGGTAATTTTAAAAAGCTTTATGAAGACTCTGATGTTGATACTCGAAACGCAAACGGTCAAACCAAAAGCGGTATGTACTCTTTGTTTATTCCTATGGAGTACAACATGGAGGGGTTTATTGACCGATATGGGCATCCGGTACTAAAGGCTCCTTTAAAACCTATACGAGGTATTGATGATAGGTACATTAAAAATGGAGCTATAGATTATTGGGATGCTGAAGTATCGTCTTTGAAAGATGACCCTGATGCGCTTAATGAGTTTTATAGACAGTTCCCTAGAACTGAGTCGCATGCTTTTAGAGATGAAAGTAAATCTTCATTGTTTAATCTCACTAAGATTTATCAGCAGCTTGATTATTCGGAATCTTTAATACGGGACCATTACGTAACTAGGGGGTCGTTCGGTTGGAAGGATGGTCAAAAAGACACAAAGGTTCAGTTCTATCCTGATAAACGCGGAAGATTTTATATTTCGTGGACTCCGAATAAGAACTTGCAAAATAAAATGATTGATAAGCATGGTGTAAAGTATCCGGCTAACGAACACATAGGAGCTTTAGGGTGTGACTCTTATGATATATCAGGCGTAGTAGGTGGGGGCGGCTCCAATGGAGCGCTGCATGGGCTTACAAAGTTTAGTATGGAGGATGCTCCAAGTAATGAGTTTTTCCTAGAGTACATCGCTCGTCCTCAGACCGCTGAGATTTTCTTTGAGGATGTCTTAATGGCCTGTGTGTTTTATGGCATGCCTATCTTAATTGAGAACAACAAGCCTAGACTTCTTTACCACTTTAAGAACAGAGGATATAGGGGTTTCTGTATGAATCGCCCTGATAAGCCATTCATAAAATTATCTAAGACAGAAAAAGAGTTGGGTGGAATTCCTAACTCAAGCGAAGACGTAAAGCAGGCTCATGCATCAGCTATAGAATCTTATATTGAGAAGCATGTAGGTATTGATTTAGAGGGAACTTTCAGAGAGTCTGATGAAATGGGTATGATGCCTTTTGTAAGAACACTTGAGGATTGGGCAAAGTTTGATATTAATAATCGTACTGCCTTTGACGCTACAATTAGTTCCGGATTAGCGATTATGGCAAACCAAAAACACCTGTATTTGCCGCAACAGAAACAAAGAAAAATTAGCGTTAACTTCGCTCGGTACACTAACAATGGAACGACAAGCGAGATAATACGATGAAGGAAGTCACTATAAATATTTCATCTACAGGCTTTCCAAGTCAGTTTGTATCAGATGCGGAGAAAGCCACTGATGAATTTGGCCTGCAGATAGGTCAAGCTATTCAATACGAATGGTTTAAAAAAGATGGAAATCAATGCAGGTTTTACAGTCAATGGCGAGACTTTCACCGTCTGCGGTTGTATGCTCGTGGAGAGCAATCTGTTGCAAAATATAAAAATGAATTAGCTGTTGATGGTGACCTGTCTTATCTAAATCTTGATTGGACTCCTGTTCCTATTCTTCCTAAGTTCGTTGACATTGTCGTTAACGGAATGTCAGAGCGTCTTTTTAAGGTTAAGGCTCAATCTCAAGATGCACTGTCTCAATCTAGACGAAGTGCATTTCAAGATTTGATTGAAAGTCAAATGGTTGCTAAACCCTTTCTTGAAAATATTCAACAGAAAAGCGGTGTAGACCCATTTGTAGTTCCGTCTGATGAATTGCCTAACTCTGATGAAGAGCTTCAGTTGTTCATGCAGCTTAAGTATAAGCCCGCTATTGAGATTGCAGAGGAGGAGGCTATCAATACTATTCTTGAAGAGAATCATTACCATGACCTTCGTAAGCGTCTTGACTATGACCTAACTGTTATAGGCATATCAGTTGCTAAAACTGAATTCTTAAAGGGAAGCGGTGTAGAAGTAAAGTATGTAGACCCGGCCAACGTGGTATACAGCTATACCGAAAATCCTCACTTTACGGATTGTTTTTATTGGGGAGAAATTAAAACTGTTCCAATTAACGACCTTATAAAAATCGACCCTAGTTTAACTAAGGAAGACTTAGAGGTTATTTCTAAATCAGGACAGAGTTGGTATGACTATTATAATGTAGCTCAGTACTATGACAATGATATCTTTTATAGAGATACCACTACCCTTATGTACTTCAACTATAAGACAACTAAAAAGATTGTCTATAAGAAGAAGGTAGATGGAGACAATAAACGAGTCATTGAGAAAGACGACCAATTCAATCCTCCTCAGGAGATGATGGATGATGGTAAGTTTGAGAAGCTTGAGAAAACCATTGATGTTTGGTATGATGGGGTTATGGTTATGGGAACTAATATTATGCTTAAGTGGGAGATGGCAGAGAATATGGTTCGCCCTAAGTCTGCGTCTCAGCATGCCCTTCCTAATTATACAGCTGTAGCTCCTCGTATGTACAAGGGAGTGATTGAATCTTTAACTCGGCGTATGATTCCATTTGCTGATTTAATTCAGATTACTCACCTTAAGCTTCAGCAGGTTATTTCTAGGACAGTCCCTGATGGTGTCTACATTGACGCTGATGGTCTTAATGAAGTAGACTTGGGAACGGGAAACGCTTATAATCCATCAGATGCTCTTCGTTTATTTTTTCAAACGGGTAGTGTAATTGGAAGAAGCTATACTCAGGAGGGAGAGTATAACCAAGGGCGTATTCCTATTCAGCAACTTACATCAAGCAGCGCTTCAGGTAAGGCTCAGATGTTAGTTCAAAATATGAACCACTATCTTCAGATGATTCGTGATGTTACGGGTCTTAATGAAGCTAGAGATGGCTCTACGCCTGACCCGAACTCGCTTGTAGGTGTTCAGAAACTAGCAGCACTTAATTCTAATACAGCAACCCGTCATATCCTTGATGGTAGCTTGTATATGTTCCGAACTATAGCCGAAAGCCTTACCTATAGGATAGGAGACATCCTTGAATATGCTGACTTTAAAGACCAATTTATAAATCAGATTGGAAAGTATAACGTTGCTGTCTTACGAGACATGAACGACTTGTATATCTACGATTTCGGAATCTTTATTGAGGTAACTCCTGACGAAGAACAAAAAGCACAGCTTGAGCAGAATATTCAGATGGCTCTTTCTAAGGGAGACATTAATCTTGAGGATGCTATTGATATTCGAGAGATTAAGAACCTTAAGCTTGCCAATCAGTTTTTAAAAGTTAAGAGAATTGCTAAGCAAGACCGTGAGGAGCGGATGGCTATGCAGCAACAGGCAGTTCAGGCTCAACAAAACCTTCAATCGCAGCAAGCGGCGCAACAAGGTCAGATGGAGAAGATGCAGATGGAGCTTCAAGGCAAGATGCAGCTTAAGCAGGCTGAGATTGCTTTTGAAATTGAGAAGCAACAAGCAGAGGCTAAGCTTAAGAGTCAGTTAATGGCTGAAGAGTTTAATTATCAGATGCAGTTGAAGGATATTGTAGAGTCTCAGATACAGACTCGTGAAGACCAAAGAGAGACGGCTAAGTCTGACCGTATTAGTCAGCAGAACACTCAACAGTCTAAGCTTATAAATCAACGAAAGAACAATTTACCTGCGGTTTCATTTGAATCCAATGAGGATAGTCTAGATGGCTTTGACTTGGCTGAATTTAGTCCACGCTAGGTAGAATAAATTAGTTACTTTCGTACAAATCAAATCAAATGCAAGGAATTCAAGTAAAAGCGGTAGAGTCTATTGAGGCTCAATCAATTCAAGAGCAGGAGTCTAAACTTCTTGAAGCTCATGAAGCAAAATTTAGCGAGCCTGAATCAACTGAAGAGAGCGATATCGCTAGAATTGATTTAAGGAATCCCGTTAAACAAAATCAAGAGGAGGTAGCTGAAGAAGTAGTTAAAGAACAAGTAGAGCTTGGAGAAGAACAACTGCTTAGCGAGATTAATTCTCGTTTAGGCATGAAGATTAATTCACTTGAGGATTTAAAGTCTGCCCGTGAGGATAACGGGGAGATGGATGAAGAGATGTCTGCTTTTTTTAAGTATAAGAAAGAGACAGGGCGAGGTATTAAGGACTTTATGAAGTTAAATGAAGACCATTCTGCTTTAGCTAATGAAGATTTAATAGCTGCTTACTTACGTGAGACGGAGATGGAGGAAGGTATGGACGATGACGACCTTGAGGTTATGCTTCAAGACTATATATATGACGAAGAACTCGATGATGAGGACTTTATTAAAAAAACGCGCTTAGCGCAAAAGAAAATTATTGCAAAGGCGAAGGGTTACTTCGAAGAAGCTAAAGAGAAATACCGAATCCCTGCTGAGTCAGTGGGAAATTCCTCTCTCTCTAACTCTGAAGAGTACCAAGAGTACAAGCAGTATACAGCTAACGCTAAAAATCAAGAGGAAGAGATAAAGCGTAGAAGGGATTGGTTTGTTGACAAAACAAATCAAGTGTTTAACCAAGAGTTCAAAGGTTTTGAATTCAATATTGGTGACCGCTCTTTGGTTTATTCTCCTTCTGATAAAGATGAGTTAAGAAAAATGCAGGACTCTCCTCTTCCGTGGATTCAACAGTTTACGGATGAACAGGGTTTGCTAACCGATGCTCATGCTTATCACCGGTCTTTAGCAATGGCAATGAATCCCGAAAAGTTTGCTTCGTTCTTTTATGAGCAAGGCAAGGCAGAGGCAGTGGATGATTTAATGAAGAAGACTAAG